AGTTGGCGCGCACGTTCTTGTCAATGGACAGCTTCTCGACGCCGTCCTTCATCACGGTTGCCAGTTCGAGCGCCTGCGGCCCTACCCTAGCTAACACCCAATCCTTCATCTTCGGGCTGCGGACGGACTTAATCTCGCCGTGCGTCACCTCTGCGACAATGGACTGTATCTCAGTCAACTCAGTCTCAGCGTAGCGCACCGCTGCCTGCGCCAATGGCCGGTCCAGCAGCACGCCGCGGTCGTTGATGCGCTCGTTGACGTGATAGTCGGCCAACTCATCAGCCGACAGCGGACGCTGCGCCTGCGCGATGGCGCGCATGGCCCGCACGTCCTGTTCGCAATAATCAACCATTTCCTGCATCAGCGCCGCATCCTCACGGAACGTGCCGTCAGCTTGCGGGATGGACAGCAGGCGGATCAGTTGACTGCCGCGATGGTCTTTCTTCATGGTCGCGCCAGCAAAGCGCCCGACATCCTCTAGGCTGCCCGGCGCACAGTTGGCGCGGGCTTGCGCTGCGGTGCAGTAGAACTGCTCCAGCTTGAAGTTTACCTGAAGGACATACCAGAATATCAGGCGCTCGAACGCTGCATTGTGCGCGTATACCAGCCCCTTGTGGTCACGGACGGCTTGCGGGAAAGGCTCACCGGGGAGCCACGTCCGCACGTCTTCGTCATCAAATGCGTATGACATACACAGCACGTCGGTGCTGGCGTCCTGCGCGTAATTGTACACGCCGCGGCTGCGTAGGTCGCACCGGCTGCGCGTTTCGAAATCGCACCAAAGTTTAGTCATGGCGACCCTCCCAACATTCGTCGCACATGAATGGCTGGCGCTTTAATAGCTGAAGGCAAATGCGGGTGAACTTAGGCGCTGCTGCTTCGCCCGCGGCGCGGTCGCATACCGAACATACCGCCATGCGCGGCATTTTGGCCGAAACGTGTCTGTACTTATTTATGCTCATAGAAGTTCTCACTCTTCCGCTACTTGCCGGAGCGCGGTGTGCGCCCCGGCTTTCGCACCCTGTTATACTACGCGACGACGACGGCGCGCACCATCAGCGGCTTCAGCATCAGCGGCGACTTCCAACTCCGCATCCTCTGCTTCTTCAACCGAGTCTGCATCCATAGACACCCAATCGGTAATCTCAAAAACTGGGGTAATGACTTTGCCATATTTTTTGTGCTGATAATGCTCAGACTTCAAAGTTAGCAATGCCACGGGTTTAGTAGGGTCTTTGTCTACTTGATCGGCAATGGCAACCGCTGCCAACTGCTCCAAAGCCTTTTTACCGCCGACAGACGTTGTAGTGTATCGCGCCTGCATACCTTTGTCTTCGCCGTTGGTGCAAACCATCATCATGCCTAATTGGAATTCCCAACCGCGTGTAGCGCCTGCTGGTGCAGGGTCTAACTCTGGCAATGGCTCCCTCAACGACACTAGCTTTTCACCCAGCACTTCGCCGTTACCCCATGCGATGTAGCCATGCACGAACGAGAACGGATTAACAGCCCACAGGCTGCCTTCTTCAATTTCGGTCGCATCAGCACCGAAAACCCAATGGCCTGTCTTGTCCATCTTTATAATGACAGTCCCGCTTGGGCCAATATCGCTTTGTATAGAACGCAAAACGGAAGATAGGGCTTGAACCGACGGCAAGTTAGCGCCGCCAAAAGTAGTGATATTCGACATTGTATTGTACCTTTCTGTTACTGTATTTTAGACATGGCTTTTCTAAGTGCCTGTCCGATTTGCAAAACCTCTGGCCGCGGATCATCCGCCGGCGCAAGGGTAGAGCCTGTTGAGACGGCGACAACTAAGTCCGCCGGCAATTCTATCTTGACTTTCTTCAAAGCCTTTTCCGCTTGGGCTGGCGACAGCGGCTTGGGTTCACCCCATGCTTCTACACCAACGCCCGTCAGGAAGGCTACAGCCTTATCTTCATTTGTCCACTGTCTTGTGGCGCGCTTGTTGACCAGCTTCCATCCGGGGACTTTCTGCCCCTCTTCCAAAAGCCCATGCGCCAACTGTTGCAAGTCTTTGATAAACCCTTCAATCAGCGGCGCCTGTTCCAGATAGTGTGCAATCTGGTCAACCGGCAACGCTTCCAGCTTGGCCTTCAGCGCACGGTCTACAGCACCCGTCATGATAGGACAGACAGGCTTTGCCGCACACCACTTGCAATGGTCGCCTGACGCCAACGGCGCGTCGGGACGCATCGCAATCTTGACGGCAGCGGCCAGTTGTTTCTCGAACGCGTCAACGCGGGCGATGTCTGTCACCCACCGCTTAACAAACGGCGGCTGCACGATGATTAGTTCGACTTCCTTTGCGTCTTTGAAAGCCCACGATGTTTCCGCCGTGCGTTTAGCCGCCGCAGCGTAGAAGAGTAGCTGGCTGTTTTCCTCGACTTCGACAGCCACACCATCGCCAAACTTCCAATCCAGAACAATCGCTCGATCACCAAGGCGACCAAGAAGATCGGTAGAACCAAAAACGTCAGGCAGAAAATCACCAAAGCCAACCCGGCTTTCAACCGCATATTCCATCTCCCCCTTGGGGTCTATCTCGTCCAGCGCACGCAGCGCCGGTATCAGCTTGTCATCGACCAACGCTTCGGTCAGCACTGTCTTTTCGTAGGTCGTGCCGACCATGCTGTACGGGTCAAGGTCGCGCTCTAATATGGTTGCTATAGTGTCGTGCAGGAGCGTGCCTTCGTCGGCGTAGCTGCTGCTGGGCTTTGGCGGGACTGTGTCTACCAGCGCAACGCTGCCGGGGCAGGCGATGACGCGCTTGGCGGTCGAGCCGCCGACTATCTTACTGTGCTGCATTATTCGGCCTCCTGCTCGGCGATGCCGGTGAGAACATACGCAACAAACCCAAATTGCCTCGACATACGCATAGCAGCGGTACGTGCTTCGCGGGCGCTTAAGGTTGCTGTAGCTGCGGTTACGTTATGCGGCATTTGAATATCTTCTAAACATTTAGATATAAAAGCCAGTTCTTTACCTATTTCCACAAGACTGCGTGTGGCGCGGCGAAAATTCTCAGACATTTTATTGTACCTCACTTTACTGTTTGAGCGGCCAGTATACACACAACAAAATTTGATGCAATGCTTGAAATGCAAAAAATTTTGGAGTAGCCCTTCGTCATGACTGAGAAAGAGATAGAGCGGTATTTCTGTAAACGCGTGCGGGCGCTAGGCGGCTATGCCTATAAGTTCCGCAGCGTTACGCAGATTGGTGTGGCCGACCGCATCGCTTGTATGCCCAACGGTGAGGCTTGGTTCATCGAACTGAAGAAAGCTGGCGGGCGTCTGTCTGCGTTGCAGCGTATCTTTGCCGATGAGATGACGCACACGAAGCAGCACTACGCGTGCCTGTGGTCAGTAGAGGATGTGGACGCATGGCTCAAACGCTTCAGCTAAGACCGTACCAGCAGGAAGCCGCGACGTTTCTGTACGAACGTGACCGCGCCATGATCCTTGCGCCTGTCGGCGCGGGCAAGACTGCCATTACATTGACGGCGATGGATGAGATGCTGCGCGACGACTACGTCAAACGCTGGCTGGTGGTAGCACCGAAGCGTGTCTGCACAGATGTGTGGCCGGTGGAAGCGCCGAAGTGGTCTGGCATCGCCCCTGCACTTGCTGTCGGACCGCCGTCGCAACGCGCCGCAGCACTTCAGAGCGATGCCAGTGTGGTGGTCATTAACTATGACAACCTAGATAAGCTAGAGGACTTATCCAGTTTCGACGGAATTGTTTTTGACGAACTGACGCGGTTGAAGAACCCCAGCGGCAAACGCTTCAAGGCGCTGGACAAGATGCTGGCTAACGTCAAGGTGCGCTGGGGCTTGACCGGATCGTTCACGTCGAACGGCCTTGAGGATGTCTTCGGTCAGTGCAAGATCATTGACCAGACGCTGCTGGGCCGTGCCAAGGGTGCGTTCATGCAGCAGTATTTCATCTGCACCAACCGCGACTTCGGCCAGTGGGTGCCGGCAGCCGGCGCGCTGGAGCAGGTCATGCAGCGCATCCGCCCTGCGACGTTCGTGCTGGAGCCGGGCGAGTACAAGGACAAGCTGCCGCCCTGTCATGTCACTGAGGTGCGCGTCGCGCTGGACGACCGCAAGCCCTACGACAAGATGAAGCGCGAGTATGTCGTGCGCTTTGGCGATGACCAGATCGTAGCGCAGAACGCAGCGTCGGTCACGACCAAGCTGCAACAGATGGCGTCCGGCTTTGTCTACAACCGCGACGCAGGCACGCCGTCCATTTGGTTCAGCGGCCACAAGTTTGACCGGCTGGAAGAACTGCTGGCGGAGAACCAGCGGGCCAACACCATCATCGCCTACACGTATCAGGAAGAGTTGGCGGAACTGAAGCGCCGCTTCCCGCACGCGCAGACGATGGATGATGACAACGTCATCGAACGCTGGAACCGCGGCGAGGTCGAACTGCTGCTGGCCCACCCTAAGTCGGCAGGCCACGGCCTGAACCTACAGCACGGCGGATGCCACATGGTGTTCCTGTCGCTGCCGTGGTCGTTGGAACTGTACGAACAGACAGTCGGGCGCCTGCACCGCAGCGGCCAAACAAAGGATGTCTGGGTCTATGTGATGCTGACCGAAAAGAGTATTGATGAACGCATATGGGCGGCACTGCACGACAAGCGTGCGGTGTCCGACATAGCATTAGAGGAACTAAAAAATGAGTAAACTGAAATGGCGGTCGATGATTGCCGTGCTGTCTGACCTTACGGAAGACGAACTGAAGACGGCGCTGGACGCCGAACTGAAGACGCACAAGCGCCCGGCCATCGCCCGGCGGTTGCACCAGCGTTACTCTGCGCTGCGGACGGCGCGTGAGCGCGACGAACTTTTGAAAGGGCTGAAGAAATGACAGACCATGCAGCGGCAACCGCTGAGGCGCTAGAAAAGGTGATCGCCATGCTCAAGGCAGGGCAATCACCTGAAGACTTAGGCCCGATGGTTATACTGATCGGGCGTATGATGGCTAGGCGAACCTAAGCCAGATATTGCGACAGCGCCGTAGCGGCTGCGCCGATGATGGCAAGCACGCCAGCCAGTTTGGCTTTCCAACCAAGAGCAGCCTTCGGTGCGTCAGCCATCGGTATGATTTTGCCGGCAGCTTCTTTCACGGCAATCTTCGTAATGAGGTTCTTTAAGTTCATGGTAATCTCCTTACAACCAAGCAGCGTACTTCTTGGTCTTCAGTTTGCGGTCATCGAGGCCGTGTGTGCCCCCGTTGATCCGCTTCGTTAGCGCCAGAATGGCAGCGTCGTTGACGCCTTGGTCGCAGATGGACCATAGCTTATTTTTGTCAAAGAACCAAAGGGCACTTTCAAAGGCCAGTTCTGTCGCCACCAGATCGGGATTCGCCATCACGTCAGGGCGACCGATGTAGTCGGAGAACGCCTTGAAATTAAATTTGCCCGTCAATTGGAGGCTGCCTCGGCCACGAAAAAGCCACCCTTCGCCTGATGCTTCGTCGCCATTGCCCATGCGGTTGGCATAGACACGGTTGGCAATCTTTTGCGGCTGACGTTCATAAGCGCGGGCAAGCGCATCGGTAGGGAAGTATTTCCCGAAGATGCCGCGCAGACCCTTTGCGCTGTAGTTCAGGTTTTCGCTGAACGCCTTGAAGCCGCCCGACTCATGCGCCGTTTGAGCAAAGAAATGTGCAGCCCGATCAGGTGATAGTTTATAAAAAGCCGCAGCCGCCTTAAGTGTACCCGGACCGAATGCACCATCTGCGGTTACTCCAATCTTTTTCTGTAGATTTACAAGGCTCATTTGCCAGCACTCCGCCAATCAGGAAAGTCATCTTCGTCAACCACGCCGTCGCCGTTAGCGTCGTAGCGCAGGTCGTTGCGGTACTTCTCCCACGGAGCCATATCGTCGTCATCGTCATCATCATCCACCGCTGGCGCCATCGCCGGCGTCAGTTCAAGCGGTGCTTCTGGTTCCGGTGCAGGCGCTTCAGGCTCAGGCTCTGCCTTGTCACGCGCATTGGCGTTGAGGCTCAGGCCACCCAGCAGACCGACGAACGCGCCGATGATTGTCTGGAACGCAGGGTTGACCATCTCAAGGATGGCCGCGCTGTCTACGACATCATTCGGCATGAACAGCCCGGCGACAAGCGCCAACACAACGACAAGGATAACCGCCGACAGTGTGACGATAGCCACACGCACGACAAACTCGACGGTGTCGTTGACGCCGTCTTGCTTGCTTTCAAAACTATTCAGGAAGCTCATCTTCTTTATCCTTCTTCTTTTCCATAGCCCCGCTGCCCTGCCCAGCCATGAGGCCAGCCAACGCGCCGACAATGAACGTCGCTATCGGGTTGATCAACTTAAAAAACTCAGCGTCGTTGGGTGACTGCCCTTCCATCGGCTGCGACACAAACACCAGCGAATACAGTACTGTCGCAACGATGAACGTCAGCGTCAGTGACAGGACGATGCCGACGATGAACCGCAGCAGTTCCTCTGGCGTCCATTCACTTCTTGGCTTCATGCTCTTCTTCGCCAGTGTCTATTAGCCATTCGGTGCAGTAGCCCATAGCGATGCACTTGGGCTTCTTGCAGATTTCCTCCTGCCAGTTCGCAGGGTCTTGGCAGTCGTAGCGGTAACGGTCTTGGCAGCCCATCAAAACCACCGTTGCCAGTAGTAAGCCGAGTATACGCATAGGGGTACCTTAGCTGGCCTTTTGCAGCACGTTCAGCAGGATGCCGACCAGCAACATTATGATGGTGCCAGTCGCAGTCATACCGATCTTCTCAATACGCTTCATCCGCGCGCAGATACTTTCGTACCGGAGCGCGCAGACTTGTTCGTGCGTGTTAAGCTGCGCTTGGGTTTCGTCGATAGTAGCCACGGTTAGCGCCTCATCATGTTAATGTTTTGGAACTGCTTTTCTTTACTTAGCGTGCCGTACATTGGGTAAGGCTGGCCTTCTGCAAAACCAATATCTACCAATGGCTCACCGGAGTCAGGAGATATTTCAGGAAAGCCATACTGTTGTGCAACCTGCGCGGCTATCTGTGGCCTAAACATTTCGCGCGGCGGTGCGCCGCCCGCTTGATCGGCCATCTTATTGACCCTGTTAAGCGCCAGCTTGTTAGCGGCGGCGTTAGACGCCATACCAGTACCAGCCAGTGTAAGACCTGTTGCGGCTAATCCCGGCGAACCGCTGTAGGCGGCTGTACCAGACCCTGTCAGCAAGCCCGCACCGGGAATTGCCCTTACCATTTCAGGCGCTGACTTAGGTATTTTAGGTCCAAGCATCCCAACTGTTTGAAGCGTGGACAGACCGCCGGAACCGCGTGTCAAGTCTTTTAGCTGCTTTTGAATGTCAGGGTCAAAAGACCGCATCTTGTTAGGGTTGTTAACTATTTTTCGTGCGGCTGACCGCAGTGAGTTAGCCGATAAACCTTCGGCGGAATCCGTAGCTTTTTCTACCATGCTGTCGATAGCATCCATTTGGCTCATGCGCCGCCACGATGTGCGCGCATTTTTTATGGCGGTCCCGGCATCGGCGGCGTCGCCAGCTATGACAGCGTTAGCTGGAGGTGCATCTACAAAATCATCTATCTGACGAATGATGTTAGATGACAAACGACGTTCGTCCTTATCTAGGCTTTTACCAGCAGTACGCGCGACGCGGCGCAAAAGTTCCAACTGCGAAAACGAAATAGGCGTGCCGTTCGTCTGCGCGTTGGTTACGGCGGCGTCTATATCATCTAAAATAACATTGATTCGCGGATGAAGGCGCGGGTGAAACTGTAGGTTTGGCTGCGAAAGCGACTGACGTATGCTTTTCGACAGGTCTGCAATAGCAGCCACATCAAATTGAACGCCTGCTTCTTCGGCGCGGCGGTAGTCGTTGGTCGCCTCTGAAACTAGTTGTTCGCGTGTGACGGGCGTAGCACGCGGCGTTGCCAGCCGACCACCGGTCATGCCGCCCGCCACTGACAGACCAAACTGTGCAAGAGGATTTTCGACGCCGGCGTATTCACGGCCAATCGTAGGCGCAGCAGCCGCGCCGGCGCCCGCCGCAGTTTGCACGCCGGGACCGCGGCCAAGTTCCCGCATGACGTTACGGGTCACGCCGGGAGTAGTAGTCCGCGCGAGTTCCTTAAATGCTGTTGCGCTGCTTAGACCCCCACCAGCGCCTTCAACAGTACGGAACAAAACTTCTTGATCCGGCGTTTGCGGGCGCCGGCCAATACCCACGTTTTCATATCCTTTGCGGATAGTTTCTGACGGTAGCGGTATGCGTTCGGCATCAAATAGCGTCCCGCCCAAATTGTATAGTAATGTGCCAAGGTCGGCGACACCTAACGCCGTTACACCAGCCGCCGCACCCAAAGGCGCACCTAGACCGCCAGAAGGAATGCCGGTCGCCAACGCGCCTGCACCCGCTGCTGTAGCGTAGGGTAGCAACGCGCTGGAGATAACACCTGCGTACTGTGCAGCCGAGCGGTCGGGTTTGGGTTCGGTTTTGACTGGTGTCGAAGGGCCGGAAAGATGGTTTAAAATTTCCGCGTCAGTATATCCCGCCGCGCGCGCGGCAGCAGTGTCGAACGCTTCTTCGCCAGCTAGATAGTCAGCAATCTCTGCGTCGGTGTAACCCGCGCGGCGCGCACCTTCGACATCAAACTTAGCCATGCTTACTTCCTACGGAAAGAGTCGAGAGAAGGTTTACGTTTACCTTGGGCGCCGCCGGTAGGTGTCCGTGGAGATGCGGTACCCAAACCATATTCGCGGTCTATACGCATTAACGTATCTATGGCGGATTTATACCCTTGGGTAGGGTCTGACAAAGAATCCAGTGTAAGTTGAAGTTCTCTGTTAGAGTCCATTTGTTTCGATGACATACCTGTTGCGGCGGCTATCGCGGCGGTCAACAACTTACGCGCATTCGTAATGTTTGATAGCGAGTCGTTAGCTTTAGTACCAAACGCTTTCTGTATCTCTTTGCCTACCGCACCTGTGCTGACGTAGTCAAAAATGTTTGCCATCGCGCCGCGCTCAGAAGACGGGATAGCTTTAGCGTCGTTAAGCGTGTTATATTCTTTAATCATATCAGAAATGATGCTTGAAACGCGCTTTTTACCCGGCAGTTTAACTGACTCGCTAACAGTTATTGGTGTATCCGCGCCTGTCGGTGGTGTACCCGCGCCGCCTGTAGATGTCCGGCGCGTACCGCCGCCTGCGCTTTCAACGCGGATAATATCATCGCGGACAGCTTCCCAAGGCACGTTTGCGTACTGCCCCGGACGGTTGCTAGGCAAACCAGCCCACGTCTTTTTAAGATCGCCGCCCTTGACATCTTCATAGAGTGCTTTTGCAAGCTGCTCTTGAACGTCTGCGGTGAATGGTACGTTGCGCCAGTTAGGTCCAAGAACTTTTGGCGCGTACTGTTTAAGTGTTCCGTAAGTAAATTGATATGTACCGACGGCACCGGTGCCTTTGTCAGAGCCAGCGCCAATTTTACCGCGTGTGTTAGGTATAAGCGTATCGCGCTGGAATTTCTGCACTTCTCCGATAGGCATTGTGCTAAGAGGCTTGTTTGGCGAACCAAACTTGCCGAACCCATACACAACGTCAGCAGTATTACCGCGCCCCGGTGCGCCCATTGATGGGCGCGTCCCAACGGCTGCTGCCGGTGCGGTAGGTGTAGCAGGTGGCATCATTGGCTGCTGGCCTGTACCGCCCCCGACCATGTACGGTGACCTAGCGCCACTACTAATAAGATTAGCTGGACGCGCGGCGGGGATAAGACCTTGATTTGGATCGCCGATAACTGCTTCGGCGGCGATACCAGTTCTGGGGTTTACGTTAAATAGCTTTTCCCCAACGACTTGTTGGTTCAAGTTAACCGGTTCTGGCGTTACGTTAAGCCTGAACAACTCTTGCCCAAAAGTAGGTGACGTAGCGTTGTTGTCGGTAAATACGGTATCGTCGCCTATCTTTGTTTCTTTTACTTCAGGCATAACGAATTTAAGCGCGGCGCGCGCTGGTTCTGACTGCGATATAAATTGCGTCACAAACAGTTTACGTTCGTTTGGATCAGCTATATCCATTATTTGTCGTAATATGGGGTTAACTTTATCTGGCTCCATGCCGACACTGGCAAAAGTTTGACCTGCTTGCATTATGCTTTCGTCGCTAGGGTCGGCCAATATATTTAGCATACCTGTGCCTAACGCCGACACTAACGCCGTTGACTGTTCCAAACTAAACTTGTCTTGCGCGCGGGTTTCGGCGTTTTGTGCAAATTCCATTTCCTGACGCGTGCGCTGCCCCTGAAGCTGTGACGCGCGCTGTTGCGACGCCATGTTCATCATGTTCGCGTACTGCGCTGTCAGCTTTGCCGGATCGGTAAGCTGTGGACCGCGCGACTGAAGGGCTATCATTTGGTTTGCCACGGCTTATCTTCCCAAATTAAGAATGTTAAAGGGTAGTTTTTGCGGCCCTTGGCCAGCGGAAAAATATGGTTTTGTGCTGGCGGGCGTGGTAGGCGCGTCAGGAGTGTTGTTCCTGTAGTAAGCCATCATGGCGTTGTTCATAGGCGCCTGCGCTGCATAGTTACCTATCTGACCCAAAGCGTTTGTTAGCGCGTTGGCTTGGCCGATGTAACCGGACGCACGGGCTGCGCCAGTGTTCATGGCGCCGGTGGCTTGTGCGTTGCCGACATTGTACGCGCCTTGCGATGCAGCGTTCGCCAAGTTCATGGCGCCGCCGGAAACGGCATTGGCTACGTTGTACGCATTCTGCGCGGTGTTCGCACCGCGGGCCAACTCAAGATTGCCTACTGTACCGTAATACGCCGCGTTGTTTGCTCTGGCCGCTTCGTTCTGGGCCATAAGATTTTGGGTGGTTGCGTTGGCACGACCCAAAGCGGTTCCCGCTGTTGCTTGCCCAAGACCCAAAGCGTTTCCTGCTGTTGTCGCGCCACGGTTCATGGCGATGTTGCCGGTTGTCGCGCCACGGTTCATAGCAATATTGCCCGTCGTGGTCCCGCGCCCTATGGAGTTTGCGGATGTCGCCTGCGCCCGCGCCAAAGCGTTAGCCGCGCTGTTTGACCCAAGCTGTCCGGCAGCGCCCGTCATAACATTTGCCGCTGATTGACCCGCGCCGGACAAACCGCCAAGCGTGTTAAGGCGTGCAGCGCGCTCAGTCTGATAACGGTTAAACGCGTTTTGATATTCTTGGCTGGCTAAGTCTTGGCCGAACCGCTGGATATTCTTCAGCGCGCCGCCAGACAATATGCCGCCGCGGGCAGACGCCGACCGATCTAACCCCTTTAACCCTTCCGATTGACGGAAGGCATAACCGGGGTCTTGCTCAAAATCGCCCATGCCAAATGATCTAGCGTACTGGCCGTAATTGGCAGCGTTTGCATCGCCGCCAATACCCATAAGCTGCATAATCTGCTCTTGGGCAGTAAGGCCGCTCTTTATGTATGGGTCTTGAAATTCGCCTTGCCGCTGGTACGCTTGTCTGTAAGCATCTTCAGCGGTGGTATAGCCTTGTTCCGCCGCCGCTTGCGCTAGGTCATAACCCCTGTTGACATCGCCCAGAGCGGTGTCGAAACCCCTAGTGGCGTCGGCTAGTGCAGTGTCGAAACCTAAATCACTAGCAGCCTGCGCGGCGCCGAATGAAGAAGTATACGCACCTTGAGCAGCGTCGAAGCCTTTGGTGGCGGCTTCTTGCGCGCCAGTAAACGCCCGCTCGTCCGCCATGCGCGTTTCGTTAAAGCGCAGGCGCTCCAAATTCTGCGCTTGCGTATTTGCGTTATTTTGCGCTTCCTGCGCTGTGGCCGCTGCTTCTCTTGCCGCCGCAACAGCTTCAGCCGATCCGGTGCGCTGCGCTTCTACTGCCAATGCTGCTGCGCGCTCTTGCGATTGCGCTGCCGCAGTAGCTGCTTGAGCCTGTGCGTTAGCGGCTCTTTTAGACGCATTGCTGGCGACGACGCCGCCGACCGCTGCGGTTGTAGCTGTTATAGCTGCTGCTGCTGCCAAACCCATTTTACGCTTCCTTCAGTTGCAAACGGTAGGCACTACCGTGATCTTGCGCGCCAAGGCGCTTGTATAGCATGGAAATACGGGGGCCGGAACCCCTTTTCCCTGCCTCAAAAAAGACTTCGTCAACACCTTTATTTTTTAGTTCTTTAATAGCTTCGCGTTGCAGCTTCAACCCTAATCCGGGGAACTCTGGCGACGCAAAGAATGTGGTGTTCGTAGCAGACAAAACGTCAGGCGAAGTCAGCGATGGCGATATTAAAGTCATCAGATAACCAAACATACGTCCGTTACACCGAGCGGTCATAATCTGCATAGCGCCAACGCCGTCCAGCGCACGCATAAGCGGCAAGTTTTTATTCTGCCAGTTGCCCGGCGTTTCGCCTACCTGAATAAGATGTTCGTCAAACAGGCTGTCGGCGTCGCGCACCCAGCTATCAAAATCTTCTGTCTGGAAGGTGACGCCTTCGGGCGGCTCGTTAACCTTTGGTGCCAGCGCCGTTATCGTCTGGTGCTTGGCAACCGATGCCAGCTTTTCCATCGCAGGTGCATATGCGTTGTAGTGGCGCATCATTGCAGGTAAATTGATCTGGATGTTGACAGGCGCCATACGCGCATAGTGGTCAAGATCATGCGGCTGCTGAAGGCAATGCTCAAACACTGCCGCGCAAGTGTCTTCTTCATTCAAGCTGTCGAACGACACGGACAAGACGTTGGGTAGCCGCGCCTCAATCTGGTCTAGGCTGCGGTCCAGCTTCAGCAGTAGCGCGTCAAGGCTGGCGCGGTCAAACTGCGTGCCGGGTATTTTCATCAGACTTTCGGCGACTTCGTCACGCGGGCGGCGTACAACTAGGACGCGGGCGCCGGGCGCAAACTTGTCTAGCAACCGCCACCAAGGTGCGGCAGCGGTTTCCGCCGTGCCGATGTGGGGCTGCGAAAACCATGCGTGTACGTCATCAACGCTACGCATATGCCGTAACTCTTCATGGCCGCACATCCATTCACCATAAGTCAGAAACTGGGACAGCCAAGCTGACCGCGACCTAGGTAAAGAAAATACGACAAACGGCGGCATTAGCTAATTTCGCGGCCAGACGCACGCAGGTTGACCGCGGCTGCTGCCGACGCAAGCGTCGAAACAAACCCGCCGGACGGCAGGATGTGACCTACGATTTCTGGAAAGGTGTACGTTTCGCCGGGTTGCAGCGTCCGCGTCTTGACGATTAGGTTGTCGTTTCCTGTGGCCGCACCGACCGCGCCTAAATTGACGCTCACGTTGACCATGCCGCTGCTGAAGTTAGTCGCAGTGAACTTGTCAATGATAGTCGTGGTGCTGCTTGGCGACACATACTGCACTGTCTGGGCGTTTTCCATATTCTTAGCCGGAATGATGTTTGCTGCGATAATTGGCATGGGCCGGTCCTATCAGGTTACGTTGCCGGTGACGTAGAAGGTTTCAGTGCCGACGCACAGTACGCTAGCCACACCGTAAGCAGCAATGGTGCGGCTGCCGGTGGTCGCAGTGCCGCCGAGCCGTAGCGTCGTGCCCGCACCCTGCGTCAATGTGACGGTGCTGGCGCTGCTGTTGACAACGAGAAACTCGTTGCCAGCCACAAACACACCTGACGGGATTGTGGTGGTGGCCGACACATACAGATGCTTTCCAATGTCCGACGCCGCAGCGGTTGTGTTCAGGCTCTGCGGAACACTGCGGAAACCGATAGTGTAATCCGTGCCAAGGCTGTCCTTGACGGTTGACGCCGACGCCAGACCTGTGATGGTCTTGTTTGTCAGCGTTTGCACTGCTGTCAGATAGACGCCGTTAGTGACGGTGCCAGCGTTACCCGATATGTCGCCAGTAATAGTGGACGTTGTGATTGTAACGCCGCTGATTGTGCCGCCGGTGATAGCCACGTTGTTGGAGTTCTGGCTGGTGATGGTGCCGTAGGTCGCAATGTTATCTACGGTCCATTGCAGCACGTTAGTCGCGCTTTCCAAGACTACCTTGTAGCTGGAAGCGGTGGAGAACCACAGGTTACATTCGCCGCGCGAATCCAGAATGACAGGGTTGGTGTTAGGCGTAACCCCTGTCGCATCCGTATATGTCTGCAACGGCGTTGTCGTACCGGCTGCATAGGTATAGACCTTGCCGCCGACCAACGGGCTACCGTTAGCATCGAAGAATTGTGCTTTAGGTTGTGGAGCAAGAACAGTCATATCTAAACCTTAGTTAATGTTGTCCGTGACCGTCAATATGACGGACGGAATTGCGGGTACAGGGCCGCTGGCCGCGGCGGCTTGAATTTGGCAACCTGTATTATCTGTGGACCAAACCAGTTCAAAATAATCGCCTGCGTTTAAATCTACCACAAAATTCCATGCGGCGGCAACTGCTGAACTGCTTCCGGGCAGCGTCACGCTAGTGGCAGAGTTCGCGGCGTTAGCACCGTTTAATCTGTACCAAATAAAAACATTTCCTGAACCGGCGGTGGATTTGTTAAGTTGCGCGGAAAACTGAAAGTTGTACGTGCCTATCCGATCCACAAACACACGCGACGTAGGCGTGCCGATGTAGACGCCATCAGTTATGCTTGTAGAGTTAAGCGTGATTGGATACGCTGTACTAGTGGCGGCGGCTGTTTGAGTAGTCGTGTCAAAGAACGCACCGTAACGCTTGTCGCTCACCTGCGGCGTGTACAGCGGGGCCAAGTCCTGCCCGAAAGACGAACTGGCCGCCGAGTTAGCTTGACCGCCACCCACCAACGTAAACAGGTTAAATAAATACCTGTACCACTCGCGGGTCACCGTGCCGTTTTCCGTGTCCGTAATCGGGACACGGGAAGCCGGGATGCGGGTGAGTTGGTCGTTAGGCATTTGTGCCGCTTAACAGCAGTTCAGCGCCGGTGAGGTAAATACGGACAGGGTCACTGCCGGACACTTCGTAGACGCGGTCGCGCAGCTTCAGCGTCATGCCAAGCCGACGCCACATGACGCGGGTGCCAGTTGCGCCGATCTTGCCCATAGACGCCCAGTGTTCGTTGGACCATGTATGGCCGCCGTCGTCGGACCAGCGGAGCATGGCTTGCGGGTCAAGTCCTTGGCCGTCGTTCAAGCCAACGCCTGTCTCGCACTCAAGCTGCAAAGAGTGGTTTGCTGTACGTTTGAGATTGTTCTGGCCTGTCGGCAGCGCGCGCCACGACCGCAACCAACGCTGCGCTATGTCGTTGTCCTTGAAAACATTTAATTCAAACGTGTAAATGTTGCCGTTAGCGTAGTCGCCGACAATGATATTGCCTTGGAAGTTGCACTGGCAGTTGCTGCGGTGGCGGGAGAATACACCGCTGTTGCCGGAAGGCGTAAGCGGCAGCACCGTGTAGAACGCCTCGTTATTGAACGCTTGGGCGTTAAACGCGCCCTCAGTCGGTGCGATAGCCGCGTAAGATGACCGCTGGTGCCATGCGCCGGTGGCAGCGTCGAACACCCACGTTTCGTCAGCGGACGGAAACGACAGAACGTAGAACGCGTGGCCGTCTTGCTGGTAGGTGTAGCCGACCGCGTCTTCCATGTTTAGATAGTTTTGAATGCGCCATTCAATCGCGTGCGTGGACACGCGCTGTGCGTTATAGCCAGCGGCCCTGTAAACAACACCTTGACCGCGTGCGTCAGCGCCGAGCCAGAACACGGTGTTGTCCATCTTGGCGATGGAGTGCGGCGCCGCGCAACCGATTTCGTTGAACGCGCCTTGGATCGGCGAAAGCGGGAAGTCTAGACCGCCAGAGTTGTACCACACTTCGGTGGAGTCGGTGCCAAACACCCAGCACTCGCGGTGGTCTACCAATATGCCAACAACGCCGTCGGGGCTACCTTCGGCGCTGGCAAACTCTAGCGGGTCAATATCGAAGCCGTTGTAAAGCTGCGTGACCCATAGCTTCTGGCTGTTGGGTTCGTTGAACACAAAATAGCCGTCCAGATAGCCGACGGTGACCGCGCCGGGGAAGTCAGGGTCGGTAATCTGCCCAAACGTGTTAGTTGATTCGTCGTAAATAAACGCGTCAGGATTGCAGGCAAAGAATATCTGCGTGCCGTTGTCGGCGATGGACACAGGGCCAGTGCCGGTTACGTCGCCCAGCTTGACAGGCGTTCCGGTCAGGCTCGACAGCTTGTAGACTTCAAAACCTGATACAACGTAAAAGTCATCGCCGCGTGTCTGGTGCGCCCACAGCCCGCGGATCGGGCCGGTGCCAATAACTTGCTGAAGCTGCAAGCCGGGGCAACGCTGTAGGAACGCAGGTTCCATGCCGCCTTCTGGCACCACTTCGGGGAACAAGTTTATCATGCGTGCGTCGGCAGCGTTTACTGAACGGGCCACATACGCGCTGCCGAGTATGGGGGTCTTCATTAGAAGTTTCCTGCGTATATGTTATACCGCTGGCGTGTGGCTATGATGCTGTACGGCATCGACATGATGTCATCAGGATTGTTGATGCGCTTCAGGTTGCGCTTAGATGTCATGGCAATTCGCTGGACTTGCGGGGCAGGCTCCGTGCCAAACTCAGGCGCTAGTTCGCACGCCAAGTTATAACGGAACGCACGCAGGTAGCCGGGCGGAAAATGCAGGACTGTGTCAAGCGTCGCCGGCTGCGTCAGTTCTTCTACCGAAATGAAATGCCATTCCAGCGCACGCGTAGGGCGCGGGTAAATGTACATCTCAATGTCCGGGTACGTCATGTTAGTGAAGATAACCTGCGGGTACGTAGACGTTACAGTCTTAACGGCGATGCCGTTGTACTGCTGCTGGTTAATCATCTTGATGCCGTAGCTTACGCCAGTGCCGGGGTCTTTGAAATACGTAGCGTCATTCAGCAGCACAGGGCGGTTGCCGACGAAGTCGCCGGAAGGCCCAAGCGTGCGCGACAGTTCGCCGGCAGGCCATGTGAAAACTTGGTCTTGTGTTGCGAAAACGGACAGGCGCTCTGTGTTCCAGCTATCAATCATCTGGTTCATGGCGCGCAGGGCGTCCTGCGACGTATCAGCCGAGGGAGTTTCGCCTTCTGCCAGAACGCCTAGAAGCCTAAGCGAACCGTTGATTATGTCCCCAGCCGTTTCCATCGTTTAGTCTTCCTGCGTTGTGCGGCGGCGGCCAGTGCGCGCCGGCATTTCGTTAGCTATAGCAGCTACAGGCGCGTCAGGATAGTATCTTTCCCACCCAAAGTCTTCGTCGGCGCGGGCTTCCTCTTCGGATATAGCAACCTTTGCGCCGTGGATGTCGTGAACAAGATAGATAACGGCCATAGAAACTCCGTAAAATGGACGGCCCGAAAGCCGCCCAAATTAATTATACGCAGTGAATAACCGCAAAGTTAATCACTACTGCTTCGCTCAAGTTACCGCCGCTGATGTTGCGAACGGTAATGGTGCAGGTTCCAGTACCCTTGCTGGAAATCCAGCAGTTATATGCACCAGCAGTAGCCCCCGCAGCGACGTTCAAAATGGTAACATCTTTGGGGCCGATTGTGCTGTTGTTCAGTGTGAATGTCACGTTGGTCGTCGCGTTCAAAGTTGCGGCGTTCATCGTGATTTGGCCAGCAGACTTGTTCAGCGTGACGGCAGTTGACTTGCTTGTCTCTTGCGTGACCGTACCTTGTGCTGCGGTGGTGTAGCCGAGTTCGCTATCAACATAAACGAAATCGGCGCCGTCGATGTTTTGGTCAAGGAAAGCGACGCCGATTGATCTTGTATTAGCCATTAGTTTTCTCCTGAAAAGGATGCCCCGACCGAAGTCGGGGCAAACCTATTAGCCAGCGATACGGTACAGGTTGTACGTTGTCGCGCCAGTTTTAACGGCACGGAACAATACGCTGCGCGATGCAACGCCAGTACCAACACCAACCAGCGTCCAGCCTGTGCCTGCCGTGATGGTAGGTACGCCGGTGCTGGTAGCGATCAAAGCAAACTCGAACGACGAGTTAACTTTGGCGCTGCTGATGTCAGCGTTAACAACGCTAACAGCAGGAAGCGCGAGGTCTGCAGTGCTGCTTGACGTGTACACAACTGCGCCGCCAGCCA